TTATGTCGTCGAAATGGTTGTGGTAATACTCCCCCGAAGCCGCTGCGCTGCTACCTCAAAATAATGATCACTGGTTTCTATACCAATAAATTTTCGCCCTGCTTTCAGTGCAGCCACACCCGTTGTTCCCGACCCCATAAAAGGATCAAGGACTGTTCCGCCACTATTCGCAGTCCTGACCAGCTCCGCCATTAGTTCTTCTGGTTTTCCGGTCGGGTGCATTTTCTTTGACGGGATAACCGGGAACGTCATGCAGCCGTCGAACGGCCCCGAAGGCGATTTACCTAAATGGCCTTTGCTGCCCCAGACAATGTATTCGCACTGATGCCGGAAATACCCCGTATGGGGTGTTCGTGACCCCTTTCCTTTGTTCCACGCAATGATTCCACGCCATGTAAAACCGCTGGCCTGAAACGCATCGGTTAAAGCAGGCAGTTGTCGCCAGTCAGTAAATACCAGGGCATAACCGCCCGACCTGACTGCACGTAGTGCCTGTGCCATCCATAATTGTGTCCAGTAAGCCCACGAACGGGCGTCCATGTTCTCACCCGCGAACCCATCAAAGCGGTGAAGGTTCTCGCCGTTCAGATATTTTGCATGACTGCCCTGGTTGGTGCGTCCGGCCTTGTGTGTCGCCCCCGAACTGTAAGGCGGGTCAGTGATTAAGGCATCAATGCTTTCTGGCTCAATCAGCGGCAATATTTCCAGTGCATTTCCACAACAGAGCGTGGCATTGTCAATCTGGTAAATCTTAGTGTGTTCCGGTGTATGTACTGGTTGATGCTGGGTTGCGATCCCCACGGTCATAACTCCTCATGCGTGTGGGGTGCTCAATGGCTCTCGTTATCTGGTTAAGTGTTTTGCAGCGCGGACATTTTATTTCAATGTAGTGAAATGAGGCGCGGGCAAGTAGTTTGTTGCAATTTTTGCATCGTACATTTTGCGTCATTTGCGGCACCTCTTGTGTGGTTACTGCTGCCGATATGATAACAAATCGATCGTTTTTATCGATCGGATTTATTGCATCGATCTGTTATGTCTATTGCTTATGTATGGTGCCCTCATTTGTGAGGGTAGCAAAAAGAAAACCCGCAGTTTTTACGCTGCGGGTTTGTTGTTCATGTCTGTGAGATAGGGTGCCGTTTCGACCGACCTTAGCAACCGATTGACGGGGGATTACTCCCCCGTCGCGGTTTCCTTACTGCTTACACTGTAAGAACGCCGCAAACTCCGCTCCCCAGAAGCTCATCCGTATTTCACACAGCGAACCGTGCAGCATCCAGATGATGAGGATTGCCGTCACGCAGAACGTGATGACCGTAAGCGATTTTTGCGACATAGCGCTTGCTCCTTTTTCGGGGAGGCGCTAACCTATCACTTGCTAAGGGTAGATGGTTAGGGCCTCGGGTTAACATTAAAGTTGACTCGGGGCCTTTCCACATCTGGCCTTCGGGTACTCCCTCCGACCATCAGCCGAAAGGCACCCGCGCGTAATCTATCGCTTTTTTGTTACTCCGGCAATTCTGCCTGTTAATTCTGAGGTAAAGGCAAGCTCATCTGATTGTTTCCCCTGTGCGAAGCTGGCAGCTCATTCCACGGGATACCTTCTGAAGAGTGAACGCCGGGGGCGTGTTTCGATGTGAATTTATGGAAAGCTTCCAGTGTTGAGAAACTTATGCCGCATTCCAGGTTGTTACACTGGTAATATTTTTTCCGTACGGTGTTTGAATCATTTTCCGAACGACTGGTGCGGATACGGGCAGATGCGCCACAAAGCGGACAACGGAACATAGCGACCTCCCTTAACGTGGTGTTGCCGCTATTCTAAGTTGCTCACTCTGTTTCTGCTATCCATTCCGGGATTTTTGCTTCAAGCTCAAGCTGCGTGGTAAAGCCGCTGTTATCAATGGTGTGCTCGGCTTTTGCAATAATCCAGTCCTGATTATCAATATCGCTTTTAAAGCCTGCTACCGTGCCATGCATTTCGGGATAGAGTTCTGCGCGTCCACGCGCCAGCGTGATGGAGAATGATGCGGCTCCGCGTTGTAGCTGCTGCCACTTTGCCGCCGCTGCGCGTCTTGCTGCCTGCTCGTTCTGATAAGTCTTGCGTAACACAAACACATTGCCTTCCGCGCCTTCCATATAATCACCTTCACGGCTGCTGCTTTTCTCCTTTTTGGGTTTTGTCGGTTTGCGGCGTTTCACGCTGACTTTTTTCTTTTTCCCGTAATTAAGATCAAGCCAGTAAGCGCGTACCCCCGTATACGCCTCTCGGTCAGCAATGCGGAACTGATGGCGATCGCCGCTGCTGCGTGTGATGGCGAACGAGGGCAACGGCTGGCCCTGCGCGTTCACGCCACCGCCTGGCATGATGAATAACAGATTACCGCTTTTTACCGTAGTGATTGCGCCCAGCATTTCCGCCATGCGCGTAAGGAAGGACATGTCGCTTTCTTCGGTCTGGTCGGCGTGGTCGATTTCAATATCCATCAGCATTTCGCTGATTTGCGGTTTCAGACCATACCGATGAGCGATGGCGGATACCACACGCTCAACGGTCACATCATGCCAGGACACCTCACGTTTAACGTTAAATTCATCCCGAAAATCTGCGCTTCTGGCTGAAACTGTCAGCCTGTCCGGCGGTCCTTCGTGAGCGATTTCATCAACAATGTAAGTGCCTTTTTCTGTCAGCGGTTCTCCTTTCCAGCCAATGAGAACCGTCAGGCGCGCGCCCCGTGGCGGTAGCTGCAACTGACCATCCGCATCATCCAGCGTGATGGTGAGCTGGTCCGCCTCAAATCCCCGGTTGTCGGTCAGTGACAGGCTCATCAGGCGCTCTGCCACGCCTGACAGCGTTTTACCCTCCGCAAGAATATCAAAATCCGGCATTTTCACGGGGTCTGTGCCCTGACTGAGCAATTGCATGGTGGTGTCGGTCATCTGTTCCCTCCCTGTGCGGCATGGTCGCATGTGCGTGCGGAGGGGGTTACTGCTTTTTGTTGTCGCTGGGTCGGGAGAACGGCGCAGGGGTGAGATTACGCGCGTGGTGGGTGATGATTGTTGCCGAATCATTTAACGGATACAAGGGGCTGAAGCTATGAGTGAAACTCGTTTTCATGGTGCCCGTGTTACGGAAAATACCGACCTGGTAACAGCGATTAACGATGTTGATTCCAGCGTTATCGGTATCGTGGCAACGGCGGATGATGCGGACGCGAAGCTGTTCCCGCTGAACAAGCCCACACTGCTGACCCGCGTCAATGACGTGCTGGGAAAATGCGGAACAACGGGGACGCTTTATCGTGCGCTTAAGGCCATCGCAGACCAGGTGAGCACAAAGGTGATCGTCGTTCGCGTGGCTGAACACAAAGAAGAAGACGGTAAGACGCAGGATCAACTGGTTATCGGTGGTTCTGAGGATGACGGCAGCTATACGGGGATGTATGCGCTGCTTGTTGCAGAGCAGGATGAAAGCATCGGATACCGTCCGCGTATTCTGGCCGCGCCGGAGCTGGACACGGAGGCGGTGACAAAATCCCTGTGCGTGATTGCGGGTAAACTGCGCGCGTTTGTGTATGCCTCATGTCACGGCTGTAACACGATGGCTGAAGCGATTACCTACCGCCAGAAATTCAACGAACGTGAAGTGATGCTCTTATGGCCGGACTTCATCGCCTACAACCCGAAAAGTGGCGAAAACGAAACGTTACCCGCGCCTGCCTATGCGTGCGGCCTTCGTGCGTACATTGACCATGAGCAGGGCTGGCACAAATCGCTGTCCAACGTTCCGGTTAAAAATGTGCTGGGAATGTCCAGGCATGTGTTCTGGTCGTTGCAGGCCGAAGACAGTGATGCCAACAGCCTCAACAACAAAGAAATCACGACCATTATTCGTCGCAACGGGTTCCGCTTCTGGGGCAATCGCACACCGGAAACGAACGCCTACATCTTTGAGGTGTATACCCGAACCGCACAGGTGCTGGCTGATTCAATTGCGGAAGCGCAGTTTGAAACCATCGACAGTCCACTGACGCCTGCGAACGTGAAGGATGTTATCAGTGCCATCAGGGCAAAACTGGATTCGCTGGTTACTGCCGGGAAACTGATTGGCGCGGAGTGCTGGTATGACGTGGTGGATAACAGCACCACGGATTTACGTCAGGGGCGTGTGCGTATTCGCTACAAATATACGCCCGTTCCGCCACTGGAAGACATGGAGCTTTACCAGACGTTTACTGATGAATACTTTGAACCCGCATTTGCGGTGTTGGGAGGTGCCTGATGGCTGTGCCAAAACATCTTCGCTTTTTTACGCTGTTTGTGGATGGTGAAAACGAAGTGGGTAAGGTGACGTCCGTCACTCTGCCTAAGCTGACGCGCAAAACCGACAGCTACCGGGGTGGTGGCATGATGGGGGCGGTAAGTATTGATCTCGGTCTGGACGACTCCGCGCTTGATGCAAGCTTTGTCATGGGGGGCGCAGTTCGTGAGCTGTTCCTTAAGTATGGCGGCACGATTGACGGCACGCTGCTGCGTTTTGCGGGTGAATACTACACCGATGCAGAAAGCGACCTGTATGAAGTCGAAATGCGCGGACGTGTGACGGAAATTGATATGGGAGAAGCCAAACAGGGCGAAGCCACATCACACACTTACGCCATTAAAAACACCTACTACAAGCTGAGTGTTAACGATCGCCCGTTGTGGGAGATTGACCTGCTGAACTTCATTTACCGGAAGGACGGCAAGGACATTGTGCCCGATCGCATCCGTTCCGCGCTTGGGCTTGGCTGATAAGTAATATGCAGGCGGCGCAGTGCGTCGCCTCTGACTGAAAGGAGTTTTCTGATGAAAGAGACGAAAAATACCGATACTGAAAACGCTGTGGTGGTTGCTGATACTGCGAAAGAAACCAGCGAGCGCGGCGTAAAACTTTCCCGGCCAATTGAGCGTGGCGGCGAAAAAATCACGTATGTGGAGATCACCGGGGCTATTGAGCAGGCTGGATCCCTGCGAGGTTTGTCGCTGTCTGATGTGCTGAATCTGAAAGCGGATACCATGTTCACGCTGTTGCCTCGCGTGACTTCGCCACGACTGGATGAAGTGATGATTAAAAAAATGTCGTCACGCGATTTTATTCAGTTGTGCGCTGTGGCTGTAAATTTTATGAGCGAGCCAGACTCTGGCGCGAAGAGCGTGCAGGAGACGGCAGCGTAATCACCCTGGTGTGCTTTGAGCACATCGAAGATCTGGTGGCGGATATTGCCGCCATTTTTAACTGGTCGCCCGCCGAAATCTTCATGATGACGCCCGGCGAAGTGGTTAGCTGGCGTGAGCGGGCGGCACTTCGCAGCGGGAATGCAGACAATGAAGACTCTTGATATCCGGGTCGCTTTCAGCGCCGTTGACAGGCTGACCCGGCCTGCCGAAAACGCCCGCCGCCTGATGGGGCAGTTTGGTGACTCTATCCAGCGAACGCAGGGGGCGATCAAAAATCTCGAGCGTCAGGCGCGTTCATTTGAGCGCGCCCGTGACGCTGTCAGTAAAGCGGATGCGGGCATCGTAAAAGCACGACGCCAGCTTAACGCCCTTAATCAGTTACAACGCACGGGTACAGTGCTCAGCGAAAAACAGCAAAAGCTGATGCAGCAGTTAAGCACCCGGCTTGAACGCCTGAATGAATCGCGCACACGGGAAATTCAGAAAATGCGGGAGCTTGGCGGAGAGCTGAAACGCCACGGCATTTCCCTGACAGGCAGCGATAACACCATCCAGCAGGCCATCAGACGCACCGAACAGTACAACAACCAGCTTGAACGCGAACGGCAGGCGCTTGCGCGTGTAACGCGGGCGCGTGAGCGGTATTCGCGCGCGCAGGAAACTGCGGGAAAACTGAAAACAGGTGGTGCGCTGGCAATTGGTGCGGCAGCGGCTGGCGGTTATGCCGCCGGGCGTTTTTTGCAGCCTGCGATCGGGTTCGGGAAAGAGATGTCCCGCGTTCAGGCGCTGACGCGAATCGACAAAAACAGCCCGCAGTTTAAGGCGCTGCGTGAGCAGGCGTTAAAACTTGGCTCTGAAACGCAGTTCACCGCAGGCGATGCCGCCAGTGGACAGGCATTTCTTGCAATGGCTGGCTTCACTCCGCAGGCCATTCAGGCTGCGCTTCCCGGCGTGCTGAGCATGGCAACGGCTGGCGGTATGGATCTCGGCGAGACGGCAGATATTGGCTCAAATATCCTGACGCAGTTCGGCCTTTCTGCTGACCAGATGGACCGGGTCGGTGACACACTCACCGCAGCGTTTACCCGTACCAACACTGACCTTCGCGCACTGGGCGAAACCATGAAATATGCAGGTCCGGTGGCGGGTAAACTGGGAATATCGCTGGAGCAGGCCGCAGCGATGGCTGGCGTGCTGGCGAATATGGGCATCAGAGGGAGTGATGCCGGGACGGCAATGCGTGCCAGCCTGGCTCGTCTGGCATCACCGCCAAAGGCGGCGGCAGAAGCTCTGAAAGAGCTGGGCGTGTCCGTCTCGGATGCCGGGGGCAAAATGCGCCCGATGGAAGATCTGCTGGCTGACCTTTATAAAGCTACCCGCAAATACGGGGAAGTTGACCGGGTATCCTTCTTTAAGGACATCGCCGGGGAAGAGGCTTTCACATCGTTTATGGCGCTCGTTGATGCGGCGGGTGACGGTTCCTTACCCAAACTGAGAAAAGAACTTGAGGGCGCACGCGGTGAGGCTGAACGCACAGCAAAGGTTATGGCCGACAACCTTGATGGCGACCTGAAAAATCTCGACAGCGCATGGGAAGGTCTTCGTATTCGCATCAGTGATCTGGTTGACGGTTCGCTGCGTTCTGTCACGCAGTGGCTAACGCGGGTGGTCTCAAAGGTGACGGCACTGGCGCAGGCCCATCCTGTACTGACGCGCCAGCTACTGATTGCAGGCGGTGCGCTGCTGGCAGTGACTGCAACCGTAGGCTCGTTGTCGCTTGCTCTTGGTGTGCTTGCTGGCCCACTGGCAAAACTGCGTCTTGGTTTTTCCCTCCTGACCGGATCAATGAATGCTGTCAGGCTCCTGCCAGCACTATGGGGAATGGTGACGGGTTCCGTTTCTTTGCTGGGAGGTGCTATCGGAGCGCTGTTCAGTCCGGTTGGTCTTATCGTGGCTGCGCTTGCCGGAGCTGCCATTCTTATCTGGAAATACTGGGATCCCATCAGGGCATTTTTTGCCGGGGTGTTCAGCGGGATTATGGAAAGGCTGACCCCGTTGCGCGAAACCTTTGAACGGTTTGGCCCTGTTTTTGACGTAATCGGAAGCGGGATCAGCCAGGTGTTTAACTGGTTTAAATCGCTGCTGTCACCGATGGAGTCCAGCAAGGAAACGCTGGATAAATGTGCCAGTGCTGGCGAGGTATTCGGTAACGTTCTTGGTGGCGCGTTACAGCTTGTTTTGACGCCTGCAAAAATGTTGCTGGATACGCTGGCGTGGATACTTGAAAAACTCGGTGTGCTTCCGGATGAAGCGGAAATGGCGAGAAAGAAAATCGAAGACGCGCAGCGTGCAGCCATTCTTCAGGACAAGGTTGCTCTGTTTCAGGGAGACATTGCGAAAATCAATCCGCCGAAGTCTACGGAAAATGGCAATGGCACCGGAGGCGATAAACCCAAAGACAACAAACCGCTCACAGACAGCAATACCGGTACGCTACGCAGACTCAGCAAGATTGCTGATAACACAGGTAAGCTGGTTGATGAGACGAAAAAACGCATTGGCCCTGGCGATATTGTCTTTAAGAACCTGCCCCGCGCACTTGCTGTTCGTGGGGAGTGGCAGGAGCGGAAGATTGCGCAGGTCAGTAAGCCTGCCCCCGCAATTAAGATCACACCCGTGGTCCCGGCTCCGCTGCCTCCGGCGCTGGTCCCTGTTGTTACGGCCAGCTCCCGCCCAGTGGCGGAGGCCATACGATCGCCAGTGGCATCAGTTCCTGCAGCTTCCCGTAATCGGGAGCCTGCTGTCTCCAGATTTGGCGGTGAAATTCATGTTCATCTGCATAACGTTGTTACGCAGAATCCCCGCGAACTGGCGAAACTGGTCGGTGAAATGGTCAGGGCAGAGATGGAACGGCGCGCCCGTGCCGGACGTGGCAGTTTTTACGATAAAGATTGAGGAGTCATGGTCATGATGATGATCTACGGCATGTTTGTTTTTGAGCTGCGCACACTGCCGCATCAGCAGTTACAGCAAAACAAAAGCTGGCGGCATGTGAAAAATGAACGCGTTAACCGTTCAGCAAGCTGGCAGTATATAGGTGCAGGTGATGATCGCATTGTGCTTTCCGGCGTGCTTTATCCTGAAATTACAGGTGGCGAAGTGTCGCTTTCGTTGCTGACCACGCAGGCATATACAGGACGCCCCTGGCCTCTGATTGATGGTGTCGGGCAGATTTACGGCATGTATGTGCTGACTGAAACGAATACGACCCGCTCCGAGTTTGATCGCTATGGTAAGGCGAAAAAGATAGAATTTTCACTGACTCTTGAACGTTGTGATGAGGATTTGCGGGAGCGCCTGCAATCCTCATCGTTCAGTGATATGCTGTCCGGCTTCAAAGATAAGGTGACATCATCCCTTAACAGCGCGGCCAGTTCCGTTAAAGGGCTGTTCTGATTTAACACAAAAACCGTTAATGGCCAGATTAGCGGTTATTTTGTTTCCTGACTCTTCTCAATTGTTCCGCTTGATTCTCCTGCGGGGTGGTAACGATAAATCGTCGATGTACCAGTGCCGTAAATTATTGCCAGTTGTTTCCTGTCGCGACTGTCTTTAGTCGGCCCCATCAAAAAACAGCAACTGATTAATCAGACCAACGAATACATGAACAGAAGGCAATGGCCAGGTAAAGCAGCTGTTGGTCGTCTGAAAGGTGAGGAACTGACGCAATATAATTTGTGGCTGGATTATCTGGATGCACTGGAACTGGGCGATATTTCCAGTGCTCCAGATATTGAATGGCCTACGCCTCCGGCAGTTCAGGCCAGATGACATCTGGCGCGGTGCTGGTGTCTGTTGCCGTCACCGCGTCAATGTAATCCAACACGATGTTTAGTCGGGTTGTTTCTGTTTGCGTCAGTTTGCGCCCGGCCTGCAATTTCAACTGAATCAGACTAATGGAAGCCATAGCAGCATCAATCAGTGACTGGCGCTGTGCTTCTGCCGCTTCTACTGCGGCACTGTGTTGTGCCTCAGTGTCTGTCACCCATTTCTCACCATCCCATTTATCGTATGGCGTTAACGGGGCGATAGTAGTTGTGTTTTCAGGATATTCGCCCGGTGCTGTGATTTCTTTGGCGTCACCCGTTTCGGTGTTATAGACGATTTCACCGCGATGGTCTGGCACATATTCCCATGAATTTAAATCCACAGAACGGCAGATTGCATAACCAGCCTTATGTATACCAGGTGCGTCTAAACAAGAATATGCCGGAATACCGACTCCCACAGCAAGATATTCAGTTGATGAGGAAATATATTCCCGCGTCTCACTGTCATAGTTGTAAACGATGAGGCTTCCTGCCTGTACGGCAATAAGTTCATTATTCAATATCGCGTTATCCATTATGCAGCTCTCACAATATAATTAAATGATGTATTACGTGGTCGCACTGATATCCATGCACCATTAAAACCGTCTTCTGCTGTTCTCTGTGTTCCCGTAATGGAGTTATCAGACGAAGCCGGAACATAGTTACTGCTGTCGCCAGCTTTAGAATTAGCAGGTATCCCGCTTGTTTGTACTTTATCGGCGGAAGCAAATGCTATCCCCACCTTGACAGAGGTTGTTGTATCAACCCCGTAATAATCCTGTAACGCTGTACGAATAAAAGTTGCATCCTGACTACTGAGTAGTGATCGTCCACTGTCTACACCGCGTCCATCATCCCAGCCACGAATAAACTCACCGCGTAAATCAGGCAGTTTTCCTGATGGGTATGCTTTGGCAAGAGTTGGATATTTCACCTTATCAAAGGCAGCGCCGTTGCATTTCAGCCAGCCCGTTGGCGGGGTTGCAGAGGGCCACGGAACTGGTACACCAACAGGAAGCGCCGAACCTCCCCCCAAACCAAGGTAATCAAGAACCCCCTGTGTGCTGGTCTTGCCAATAATGGCGCGTCCAACACTTGTCAGTGCAGTTAACGCGGCACGATCTGCCCCTGTAAAATAAGGGAGTTTATCTGCTGCTGTAGCAAGTCCTGCCAGCGCCGTCAGGGTGGCATCCTTCGGTTGCTTACCCGCAAGCGCGTTAGTCATGGTGGTCGCAAAATTCGGGTCGTTACCCAGCGCCTCCGCCAGCTCGTTCAGCGTGTTCAGTGCGTCAGGTGATGAGTCTACAAGCGCGGTAATCGCGTCCATAACATAAGCCGTGCTTGCGATCTGAGTATTATTAGTACCCTTTGGCGCTGTTGGCGTTGTTGGCGTTCCGGTCAGTGCCGGGCTGTTTAATGGCGCTTTTTTGTTCGCTTCATCCATTACCGTCTTAACAGCTTTTGTCGTTGCAGCCAGCGTTTCAGATGTGCTGTTTGTGGCGCTACTGAGCTGAACAATGCCTTTTCGTGCCGTAGTCGCGTCCTGAGCGGTATATTTCCCGTTAGCAAGGTCGTATGCTGCCTTAACAGCTTTTGTCGTTGCAGCCAGCGTTTCAGATGTGCTGTTCGTGGCGCTACTGAGCTGAACAATGCCTTTTTGTGTCGTGGTGGCGTTCTGGGCAGTATATTTCCCGTCAGCCAGGTCATATGCAGTCTTAACCGCTTTCGGTGTTGCGGCCAGTGTTTCTGATTCACTGTTAATTGCACTGCTTAACTGAGTAAAACCTTTTGCGGTCAGCGAGGCGTCCGGGTGACGTCGTGATTGTTCGTGCTCTGAGATTTTGTCATCTACATATTTGCGGGTTGCCAGAACCACAGACGGGTCGATTTTCAGCGTGATGGCTTCGGTGTTCGTGACAACCAGAATCATGCGGATAGTCTGGGTGCGTCCACTGCCTTCCTGCAACTGCGGTTTGTACGTTTCCGGGCAGTTTGCCACCGCAATGAGTACGCCTTCATCATCATAAAGACCAATCTCACGGATCCAGAATCCGCCCTCGTTCTCAGGGATGATTTGCTCCGCGATAATCTGGTTCTGGTTGTTCGGGTCAATACTCAGAAGATTCAGCGGTGCAATGCGTTTCTGGTTAATCAGTTTTGTTTGTGCAGGGTCTGGTGTTGGTAACACACCATTTGCATCACCAACGGCCATTTGCGTCAGATTCAGCTTACTGCCGAGCATCGTCGCGTTAGCCAGTCGTGCCGCGCCCTGATTAGTCAGAATGGCGTAGTATTTCACTGTCATGCGTTTACTCTCAGATTATCAATTAAATGAATGGCCGGGGCAGGGAAATAATCCCCTTCGACAATAATGGACTCCGGGGTGTAGGGATAAACCGTCAGGGCATCGCCGTGATAGCATCCCGTACCAACGAAAATCTTTCCGTTCACACTCAGGCTGATCGCCAGCCCCGTCAGATGGCGACTTACTGGTTTTGCATCCGCAATAAGGCGCTCAAGTTCCTGATACATTTCATCGGTGATGCCCTGATCAAGTACTCCGACAACAATGCGAAATGTTCCCGGCTCCTCGTTGAGTTGCCACCACTCCTTTACTTCAATCAGGTAGCCGAGAGGTTCCACGGCTCTTCGCAGTGCGCTGATGGTCCCTTTGTGTCGGTGTATCAGCCATGCATCACGAATCACCTGTCGCTTTGTCTCTTCCGGCCAGTTGCGATCCCAGCGGTCAACGGAAAACGCCCAGGCGAGATAAGGCAGCAGATGCACCGGGCAGGTGTCCGGCGACCACAGCGTGTTGAGGTCTACCGGGATGTCTGTAATGCGCGTTCCGACAGCTTCGGCACAACGCATGAAATTGCTGGCTGATGGCGGTAACAGTGAATTACTCATTACGCCCACCTTCGCTGATGGTGAATGACTCACAGCGCGCCGCCTGTATGTCGCTGATGGCCATATTCTGTGTGGGTTCGATTATCTCCACGCGTTGCACACCGTGCACATGCAGTGCGGCAGCAATGGCGGACAACGCCACGTCCTGACCGATAAGCCCCTGCTCAGCCAGCCACTTCCTGAACGACGATTCCGCCGCGGCCAGAATAGGTTCGGATTCCGGGCCGGGGTAAAAGTACAGTTTTGCATTCAGCCGCCATGTCACGATTCTGGCGCTCTGTACGGTCAGGCGGTCGGCCACCGGGCGGGTATCCTCTGCATTCAGAACGGCGCGAACGGTATTAAGCAACGCCTCCGTTGCTGTGCCGTCGCCTTCAGTGGACAGGATGGAAACCGTCACACAGGCCGGAGACGGACTGATAGCCCGCGCATCGCGCACCAGACCGCTGGCGCTGCGGGCAAAATACTCGTATGCACCTGACGGGCCAGCGACACTCAGGCCGTCGTACGCCCGCTGCGCCCGCAGTCTCAGTGAGGTGTCGCTCTCCATCACCGCGTCGGTGGTGTCCGTTGCCGGAGTGATAACCAGGCGCTTTGTGTTCATATTACCCGCGAGGTTGTCCAGGTCTGTCCCGGCGCTGTGGCTTAACATGCAGGCGCGTGCACCCTCATTGACCCGCTGGCGTAACAGCATTTCACGAAACGCTGTTGTCTGGGCGATAACGTTCAGAGGTTCCGATTCCAGCTCCAGCGCAGCGGAGACGGCTTCACGCTGTTCGGCGGGATAAGCCGCAATCATCATGGCCTTTGTGTCAGCCAGAATTGCCTCAAAATCAGGCTCCGCGATGATGGCCGGGTCCGGTAACTGTGAAAGGTCAACGGCAGGCATGATTTACTCTCTCAGCGTGATGGTTAATTCAACATTCTGCATGGTCTGCATGACAGTGCCCGACAGCGTCACCCCGGCGCGGCCTCCTGCCTTCCAGACAACGTCGATGGCATCCAGGGCAATGCGGGGTTCCCATCGTGTCAGTGCAATCACGGCAGCACTCATGCATTGCAGACGCGTGGTGTTATTCATGGGTTCGTCAATCAAATCAGGCACAAGGCTGCCATATTCCCGTCGCATAACCCGGCTTGCCAGCGGGGTGATCAGGATGTCCCTGACTGACTGTTTCAGGTGCTCCATATCGTTCAGGTTTCCCGTCCCGTCCGGATTCATTCCTGTGTAGCGGGTTGTCACTGCGGGCCTCCTGTCGAATCGCTGCCGCCTTTCACGCCACCGTGTTTATGCGTATGCACGGTAATGCCGTTTGAGGTGAAGTTGCCGCCGCTGTGCGTGATATTGCCGCTCATCTTTCCTCCTTTTGTGACGTCAAGCGTCGCCGTTCTCAGAAGGTCTGTGCATTCCACGACGGGCGTATCCAGTTTCACGCTGACGGATGCCTGTAAAGTGGCCGTTTTCATGCCGCTGGCGCTCAGTGCGCCTGCGTCCGCGTCGTAGCGGAACACCGCGCCGTCCGGCGCGCTGATCACGATTTCTTTCAGGCTTTTGCCGGGTGCCGGATTGGTATCACTCCACAGGCTGCCAATTATCATGGCGGTTTCCGGGTTGCCGCCAATGCAGGCAATTACCACCTGTTCGCCTGGTGATGGCGGCAGCCACACATTGAAGGCTCCCGCGCGCGTGGTGTTCCAGCGCAGCCAGCCTGTTTCCAGTTCGCCGCTGCGAACGCGCACGCGCCAGGACTTCTCATCAACTTCAGAGATGATCCCGGTGCGGATGATGTTGCTCAGCAGTCGCATGAGTTCTGCGCTCACCGTACAGCCTCCGCAATCCGGCCCAGCACCGTGTTATAAATCAGGCGTTCATCTGCCTGACTGATACCCAGCAGCTCACGTACCGGGTAATCGGTGAAAATGCCCGGCGCAACCTGATCGCGCTCGCCGAACTGATGAACGCGTGCAATACGTGCGGCCACGCCGCTGTAACCCACCGTCACACCGGAGGCATCCGCGCGGGCTTTCAGGTAACGGGTGGTGCGCAGTTTCACGAACATGGGGACGTGCTTTGTGCTGTCCTGGTTGATACGCCGGGTGCGTATTTCCAGAAAACGGTCGATGTCATCCCGGTAAAACGTGCGGATATTGTTTTTATCCTCATCCCACCCGGTAATGGTTCGCCCGTATTTCCCCGTGTCGTGATGCCAGTTTTTCAGCGTGCGTGTTTCGTTATTCCAGATAAAGCGAATGCGCTCCTGTATCCGGGTTACGCGGCGTCTGCGTGGTGTCCACGCGGTCCCGTCCGGCGCTTTCTGTGACCGGATACGCGCCTGCTGGGCGCGGCGTAAATCCTGTGCCAGCTTTCTGGCGATGTTATTGATGGCCTGCTGATTCAGGCTGTCGCGGATGGCCTCAAAAGTTTCATCCACGCGAATGAATGCCTTATCCATCGCTTTCCCCCCACGTCACATCCTGGAATACATGCGACCAGTCGCCTTCGGAAGATGGCAGGCGGGTTTTTGGCTCCGGAAGGTGTTCTGCCTGCGGTGTGCCCTGACTGCTGCGCGTGATGCGAACACGTTCCCGCAGGGGAAGCGTAAACAGGAGATCGGCGCTGTCATCGTCATTAATAACGGCAGAGAATTTGATGTCCTGATTACGCTCCGGATTGAGCAACAACTGTGGCTGATTTTCGGATAACCACGCCAGTAACGGCAGCGTGAGGTCGTCCAGCTCCCCGGCGTAATCCATGACAAACATCACCATCTGATAGCGGTAAACAAACGAGGGCGTTTCTCCGGTCGTTTCAATGTTGCCGCTCTCCACGAAAATGGTGAATTTTTCCGGGTTGGCCTGACACCATCGGCATGAACGGGTCATGGCTTCACGCAGGGAATCAGTTTTCAGCATGGTTGTTGTCCTCGTTGTTCAGTCGTTGCAGCCTGCGCTGTTCCAGTAATTCAATGGCCCGTTTATCCGCGTTACAGGTTTCAAGTGCATCCAGAAGGCGGTCGCCCCATATACCGAGATTTCCCCATGTGGGAGTATCAGGGAAGGGGGGAGGCATTACCGGTATGGTCAGCGTCTGCGGTATAAGCCGGACTGACGGCGCTGGCCGTGGCGCGTTCTGCGTGCCTGCGCAACCTGTCAGTAAAACGAGCGTCAGGCAAAGCGTGGGCGCATTCATCTTTTGCAATATCGTTGCGTAGCTGTTCACGTCTGGCCTCTCCGTCCTGATTTCGCTGTTGATTTTCCACGCGGAGTTGCGCCAGCACCTGCTGCATATCCTGTACCCCGGCGCTGATGATATTCAGTGTGTCGACGGTACTTTTCAGGGTGCTGGCCTGCGCTTCGTTTCTGGTGTTCTCCCGACCCAGCGACCACGACAGACGCATGGATGTTCCCCATGCGGCAATCAGAAGGAAAGCGACACCCAGCGTGGGCCAGAGCTTCATGCCGGATAGGCTCCGTGTGGTAACTGAAAATGCGGTCCGTCTTTCAGGGTCTTCCAGTCGCCGCCCCATTCCACCGGAATATTCAGTTCCCGGCTGGCCTGTCTGAATGCTGCTGCGATTTTTTCGTACAGCGGCCATTCCCATGACACCTGGCTGCCGATATAAGCCACAACATCCACGGCATGCCCCGTAAGGTGGCGGCTGTTCATGGTCTGGCTCTTACCTGTGGCCACAAGTTGCTTCTGGCGGTAACGGCTGCGCAACCCTTCGGTGATACCAAAATCCACTTCCGAGATTTCCAGTGCCCGTCGGGTCACTTTCACCAGATCAGGATTTACGCCCTGCAAATTCTTTTCGCTCCGGCTGCTGAATTTAAATGTGTTGCTCATTCGTCTTTCTCCTTCACCCTGCGATTAAAGGCCGCAATAACCTTGTCGCGTGCTTTCTCTGCCCCCATAAAACCGATTGATGCGCCGATAAACGTCACGGCATCTTCAGGAAAACCGAAGAAGCGCAACGACCCGGCCACGGCCATGGCAAGAACGCCGCACGCCAGCGATCCCGTTACGGTCTGAACCAGTGTTCGTCCGTCATAAAGACTCATCAGCGCGGAAATGCTGACCGCCGCGCCTACTGCATACACCGTTGGCAGGTGGTCAAAGAGCCACGCAATAACCTGCTCTGTGATCCCTGTTTGAATGGTGCTCACTGCTACTCCCCCCACAACTGAATCATTTCTCGTTTCTTCTTCTCCGGCTCCGGCATCTCCACGTCCTGCCCGGCGTCCAGAAATACCTGCTGACAGAGTCCGGGGTTGGCATCCAGCACCTTTTCGGTGACGCCCTGCGTCGTGCCGTAGTACCGGAAACAGAGCGAATCCACGGTGTCGCCTTCCAGTGCCTTCACTTTCATCAGCACAGCTCCGCAAAAATTCGCGGGCGGCGCAGAATGTCAGAGATGGCCCAGCTCACATCGCGCCACAAATCCGATGTCTGTATATCCAGTGCGTCCGCCCGGCGGTCGCCCTTATCCGTTGTGTCCGCATCGCGGTAACGCTCCAGAATCAGGGCGCGCGTGGCGGTATAAACCGCATTGCGCCAGTGCCAGAGATTGACGCTTTCTCCGTTAATTACGGGTGCCGGAACATCGGCCAGCGTCTGATGGCCAGCCGCCTGCTGTTCCTGCTGCCATGCTTCCAGCTCGCGGGTAACGTGAGCCACCGCCCCGGTGGCGGTATGCAGCAGGCGGGAGGTGGTCACGCGCCCCGGCAGTCGTACCGCCAGACGCAGCTCACGCAGCACAATATCCGGCCAGAATGCACCCGCTGAAATACGGGTATCACCATCATCGGTATCGGTGATGTCATCCTCTGCGGGTCCGGGGTTGGTTCTGGCAACCATACTCATGGGGTTCACTCCTGAAAAAATCGGGCGGTGGGTGCGCGGTGTAAACGGTCACGGAGTCAAACCGGAACACCGCGCACGCCGCCCGCTGACGGGGTCAGTCGTTAACCGCGCTTCGTCTTCTGCGTCGCGGTGGTTTTTCGTGTTGCAGGCTTCCGCGTTGTCTTTTTACTTTTGCTGCTTTCGTCCTGCGCCTGCTGTGCGCTGGCGTCATCTGGGGCGGCTGCGGAATCGGCTTTTTTCAGGGCGCGGGAAAGGGTTGCAATCTCGCGTTTCACACCTGCGTTCGGGTTCAGGTGCATCGCTTCGCGCAGCAGCTTCAGTGACAGGGCCATGCTGTCCGCATCGCTCAGGCCACGGCGGGCAAAGGCGCACGCCTTGCATAATTTGGCGCGTACTTCGTCCGGCATATCCTGGTCGGTGACAATCTCCCGGAGGGTGTCCAGTGGTTCGATAAAGGCGGACAAATCCGCGTCGGCATCCGTCCCGGCCTGCGTCAGTACCGGGTTGCAGATTTCTTCGGTCAGCACTGTGGCAGCAGTACGGCCAAAGTTATCCGGCATGATGAGGTTGTGACGGACCACATACGCACCAATACGCAATGCCAGCGGAAGATCGCCACAGTCAATCGCCCACACCATCAGCGTGGCAATCACCTCATCCTGCTGCCCGCCGTCAGCCTCCAGCGTTCCTTCAATCCAGCCAGAAAAGTCCGGTAACAACTCTTTTTTGATGGCGGCTTTGGCGCTTCTGGCCTGTACGCCCTTAAGTCGGACCTGTGCCAGACGCAGACGATACAGCACCTCTTCATGCGCGGTACGTGCGGCGTGATCCACGCCTTCATTCGCCCGGCCTGCGCGCTGCGCCATCACGTTCTGCCAGTGTTGCTGTGCAGGGGTAATCATTCTTTCTCTCCGTTACAGGCGGGCATGATGCCCGCCGTGAGTTGATTAGCTGTCGGCGAACTTCAGGCCAGTGACCATCGCGCACTTGCCATAGTCTTCAACGACATAAGCGTCATTGATGGACTGGTAAGTGGCGATGCGGTTGTATTCCGGCTCGTCTTTCATCAGGCGACGCATTGTTCCTTTCTGCCAGTAAATCGACAGGTTGTTGAACGAGGTGATCAGCATCGTTGAATCCGGGAAGAACGGCGCAAGGAATACATCCAGCCCGCCAATGGCGCGCGATGACAGGATGAGCTGTCCGGCAAGTAATTCCGCATTGGGATTCTGGCCGCTGATGCTGTTCAGCACGGGCAGACGCAGCGAGTTAAACAGGTTGCGCCCCATAATCACCACGAGGTCGTCAGCTTCCTTGTGCCATTCATCCAGCAGGGATGAGCGCGCGTCCTGTACCAGTGCATCAGCGTTCGCATACTTACCCGCGTGCGCCACGGTGTTGTCCATGTTGCGGGAGGTCAGCGTTACATCATTCATAACGCGTTCACTGGCATCGGTTCTGATGTGCTCCAGCCAGCCCACGTTAACGTCCTGAAGCAGCTTGTTAGTGCTGAAGTTGGACTCATCTGCGTGAGACGTGCCGTTGAAACCAATCATGATGCGGTCAAGCGCCACCTGCCGGGCAATCTGTGTGCTGACGCGGGACTGAAAATCAGGGTGTGCCGCCCAGGCATCAAGCTGCGGATACGAAATAAACGTGTCGTAGTTCACCTGTTCGCACTGGTATTTGCGGTTTTTCAGATCAACCACGTTATTCGGGTTACGGCGTTTTGTGCCGTCATAACTGGTATTCGTGCGCGCAATCGGCCCGGTGGTATCCAGGAGGATTTTTTCGCCTTTCTGGTCGGTCACACCGAATACGTTAATTTTTTTTGTAAATTCAGTGCTCTCCTTTACTGCGTTTTCAAAACGCTGCTGCACCGAGGGTTCTACGGTAAATCGCGATACCAGTGCAGAAACCGGGATATTGTTAAGCGACGCCTGCTGCGCCATATAGCAACCCAGTTTGTTGCGGGTAATATCTGACATCACCAGATTCATAAAAAATTTGCTCCTTTGTCTTGTCAGAAGTCAGCCAGCTGGTCGGAGGCTGCGCCCGTTGCGGTGAACCGGTTCTGCGGATCGCCGTCCTGCGTGCGCAGTTTTTCCTTCAGTGCTGCCAGCTCTGTGGTCAGTGATGTGATTTTCTGACGGTCCTGCTTATGGCGGGCTTCCAGTGCATTAAAACGGTCGATAATGTCGGCCTGTGACGTTGCGACGCCTTCCACCGCTTCCTGAATGCGGGAAAAACTGGCGTCATCCGCTTTGCGGCCACGGCCAATAATTCCCATTACGCGGTTAAACCACTGGGTGCCTTCTTCCTGGCGTTGTTCTGCCATTTCGATGATTTCAGACTCGATGGCTTCGGAGATAAGCGGAGCCTCACCCTGGACACTGTTGAATTTCATCACTGCCTGACGTTGCTGTGCCGTGAATTTCAGACGTTCAGTGCCCAGGCTTGCCGGGGTGTCGGTCATCGCCAGCCCGACCAGATAGGCGCGCCCGTTAACGGAGAACTGCGGGTGCAGTTCGATACTGGAATAAATTTTCTTGCCGTCAGCGACAAGCTTCTTCATGCGCTCGGTCGGTTCGATTTCTGCATACAGCGCAGTACGCCCGGCCAGCGGACCTTCCGTAATGTCTTCCGTACTCAGTGCAGTGACATCGCCCATTGCGGAAAATTCGCTTGACGGGCATGGCGAGAGATAGTGCTCAACGTTCACGCGGGCAGCGTAAACATCCGGGTCGAAGTTCTCAGCAGCTTCACGCAGATGCACCGGACTGATTTCGCGGCCATCAACAGTTGATCCGGAGACAGCCACGCGAAACTTTTTGCGTGATGTCTTTTTTTCATTAGCCATAGTTTTTGCCCCTCTGACTGGTTCTTCAGTCATGATGGCAAAGCGTAACAGGCTGATACAAAGGGCTTTTGTTGTAAGAAAATGGCCAGAACAGGGGGTTAAGGAGAACGGTTTCGCGCGCGGGTAATCTTCCTGTAATTACTCAGGGGGAGCAATGATTCAGGACGCTTTTGTGCGCCAGCGTGCGCGACAACTTTACTGGCAGGGTTATCCGCCCGCTGAAATATCACGTCTGATGGGAATAAACCCGAACACGATTTATGCGTGGAAAAAACGCGACCAGTGGGATGAAACGCCACCCGTGCAGCGTGTCACGCAGTCCATCGATGCGCGCCTCATCCAGCTTACTGAAAAACAGAATAAAACAGGCGGTGACTTTAAGGAAATAGACCTGCTGACCCGGCAGCTTAAAAAACTGCATGATGACCAGCCGGATGCGACGGCCACAGGAAAGAAAGGCCGGGCGAAAAAGCTTAAAAATCATTTCACGCCGGAACAGATTGCCGCACTGCGGGAAAAAATCATCAGCAGGCTGGAGTGGCATCAGCGGGGCTGGTTTGACTCCCTGACCCTTTGCAGGGAAGCCGGGATACGTAACAGGATGATCCTGAAATCCCGACAGATTGGGGCGACCTGGTATTTTGCACAGGAAGCACTGCTGATGGCGCTGCGTGACGATGTGGCGCAACCTTACCAGCGTAACCAGATTTTTTTGTCTGCGTCGCGTCGTCAGGCGTTCCAGTTTAAAAGCATTATTCAGAAGGCTGCATCTGAAGTTGATGTGGAGCTGAAAGGGGGCGATAAAATCATCCTCTCCAACGGCGCAGAGCTGCATTTTCTCGGCACTTCTGCTGCGACGGCACAGTCCTACACAGGCAATTTTTATTTTGATGAATTTTTCTGGGTCAGTCGCTTTGCTGAACTGCGCAAGGTGGCTGGCGCTATGGCAACCCTCAGCGGGCTGCGACGCACCTACTTCTCCACGCCATCAACCGAAACGCACGAGGCATACGTCTACTGGAACGGCGACCGCTGGAACGAGAAAAAGGCCGCGCATAAACGCCAGCGTTTTTCTGTGGACTGGAAAACGCTGCATAACGGGCTTATCTGCCCCGACCGGACGTGGCGGCAAATTGTCACGCTGGAAGATGTGGTTAATCACGGCTGGAAACACACCGATATTGATGAAATTCGTGATGAAAACACCGAAGACGAGTTCCGCAATCTCTATATGTGTGAGTTTGTCCGCGAAGGGGAATCGGCATTTAACCTGAATATCCTGATTGGCTGCGGCGTTGACGGATACGACGACTGGAAAGACTGGAAACCTTTTGCTCCCCGCCCGATGGGGAATCGTCCGGTATGGATTGGGTATGACGCAAACGGCAGCAGTGGAAACGGCGACAGTGGCGCGGTGTCCGTGGTGGTTCCTCCGGCTGTTCCTGGTGGCCGTTTTCGAACGGTGGAGACGCGACGCGTTCAGGGGCTGGAGTTTGAAGAACAGGCCAGAGTCATTGAGGAGTTCACGTGTCGCTACAACGTGGAACACATCGGCATTGATGTGACGGGCGGGAACGGGGAGGCTGTTTATCAGATAGTGAAACGTTTTTTCCCTGCTGCTATTCCGTACACCTTCACGCTGTCATCAAAACGGTCGCTGGTACTGAAAATGCTGCAAATAATGCGTGCCGGGCGGTGGGAATACGATCGCGCCGAACGCGAGCTGGTCGCGGCCTTTAACGCCGTGCGTAAGGTGAAAACACCGGGCGGCTTTATCACTTACGAAACGGACCGCGCGAGGGGGATCAGCCACGGCGACCTTGCGTGGGCAACCATGCTTGCTGTCATTAACGAACCAATTGGCGGCGAAGGAGAAAACGAGCGTTTCACGGTTATGGAGTTCTGATGAGCAGAAAAAATAAAAAAGTGCGCATGAGTTCACGCATTGATCTCGCTGATGCGCTCAGGAAAGAATCGTCGCTCAGTGCATTCACATTTGATGGTCCTTACCGCCTGACCGGGCATGACCTGCTGGACAATATGTACTGTGCTGATAACGGGCGGTGGTATGAAACCCCGGTGGACTGGTACGGTCTGGCAAGAGCCGCCCGGCAAACGTCCTGGCATCAGTCTGCGCTTTACTTTAAGCGCAATGTATTACTCGGTTGCTACATCCCGCACCCGCTGCTTTCCCGGCAGGATTTCTCGGCGCTGGCGCTGGACTGGTTTGTGTTCGGTAACGCATTCCTTGAGCTTCGGAGCAATATGCTCGGCGAACCACTTAAATTACGGCACGCACTGGCGAAATACATGCGGCGCGGAAGCGATCTTGAATCATGGTGGTATGTGCAGGATGGCAACGACGCGTTTCAGTTTCGCCCTGGCAAAGTGTGCCACCTGATGAATCCGGACATTAACCAGGAAATTTACGGCATGCCGGAATATCTTGGCGCATTACTCTCGGCCAGCCTGTCTCATTCGGCGGACATGTTCAGAAAACTGTACTACGACAATGGATCCCACGCCGGGTGCATCATCTACATCGGTGCAGCGCAGGTAAACCGCGAAAGCATGGACTCCCTGAAGGAAACGCTACAGGGTGCGCGTGGTGGTGGTGCATTTAAAAACGTGCTCATTCACGCGCCCAACGGGGGCAAAGAAGGTGTGCAAATTTTGCCGTTCCAGCAGATCACCGCAAAGGATGAGTTCATGAATGTTAAGGCGGCATCCCGTGATGATGTGCTGGCTGCGCACCGCGTTCCGCCGCAACTGATGGGGGCGATGCCGGGCGAAAAAAGTGCGTTTGGTGATGTGGAGAAGGCAGCGCGGGTTTACGCAATTAACGAGCTGATGCCCGTCATGGAGGCCATGAAGCATATCAATGACTGGCTTGGCGAAGAGGTGATCCGCTTTAACCCTTACGCACTGCTGGACACCCAGCCCACATCCTGACGCGCTTCGCTTGTCTGCTGCTTCGCCGGGGCATAAAAAATTTATGCCCCGACTCTCCAGCTCCTGTATCAATCAGATAATTTCACGACGTCTTCCAGCTTATCGCCATCATCGACGGTCAGGCTCTTACGCAATCCCACCGCGTTGACTGCATGTTCCTGCCGCCTCAGTGCGATTTTGACGGCCTTATCTGTCACCCCATCAAATCAAAAGCCCTCACGCCTTTTTCACGCTCAGTGTGAGAAATACAGCCATTCTGTTGTGTCGCTGCGACATCGTTCAGGGAATGCTATTTACCCCCTGAAACGCGGGCTGTTCCCCCGTCACCTGCGCGCAGAAAAAACGCGTTTTTTTGTGCACGCACGGATCCTTGACGGATCCAGCCGCCACGGGGGCTGGAAGGGCAAAAAGTCGTTCAAAAAAATTGTGCAAGTTTGTGCACTATTGTGCAGCAGGGCGATGCGCGATTATCGCCCTAGTTTGAGGGGGATCAGGTGTTATTTTTATCTGTCGTCAGTGGGCTAAACCATCCGCGATTTACATCGCAGGACTGATGCGTTCTGTCCTCCTGTTTCTCCTGCCACAATGCTTTTCCGCCAGCCTTTATGATGGCTCTTTCAACATCCCGCTCATATCGCAAGGGCTGAAATACGTCATTAATGAAATATTCGCTTATGTCCGGAAGCAATACTGCAAAATTATTTGTTTGTTGCGCCGTCCGGCTATGCAGCAAAGCGGCATACTTTAATGCGTCCTGTGCTTTCTGGAATTTAAGTGCATAGTCAGTAACGATTTTTTCCAGTTCAGCGATTCGGTTGTCCTTGACTTTCTGTTGTTCCAGCAGTGCCAGCATGGTTTCCGGTCCAGCCAGAAGTCTGAAGGTGTTGATCGCGTCAATATCCACACCGCAATCTTTAAGTTCCTGTTCGCTTAACAAATCATCATCAACTGGCAATATTAACAGGCGTTCCATTGCCGGAATTGCACGTTCTGCTGCCATTTGTAGTGCCTGATAGTCAATCTTGCTCACTGGTTGTCTCCTTTGTGTTGCGCCAGCTCTTCCTGCGCCTGCATCATGCGATTGACCTGAACGCGTGTGCGTCGAACGGCAAAATTAAATTGAAACATGAGCCGGAACATTTCTGAGGCTTCCGTGTGAGCATCACGGAGAGGTGACAGGCGGTACAGTTCTGCCTCCGTAGCTTGTTGAATCAATGACAGATCAAATTGAAGTGCGGGTCTGGTACATTTTGCACATCTGGCAGCAAGCTCCGGCATCAGTTTCTTAACGAAGGTGTTTTGCACCGCTTTGTTGAGTTGTGTCTGCATCCAAATCGCAAATTTCAACGAACGCATAAGTTTGATAGCCTCGGGCAGCGGCAGATAAATCATGCTGATAGAATTGGGTGGTTGGTGAATCATTTTCACGGATACGCGATTTCGCAGCGTTCGGAAAATCGTGTTCCCAACAACAGCTTCTACGGATACAGGACAGGGAGCCAAACCAACCCGCAGTGCTTCTTTCATCAGCATGTATTCGTATTTTTTCATCGTGTTTTCCTCGTGCGGGGTGGACAGTGCGCCCCGATAAAATTAAAAACCGTCAAATTCGTCATTCATGCGTTTTTTCTTCATGGCCTGTCACTTCTCTCCTGATAATTTCATTGAACAAATCCACGCACTCATTGCAGATGTAAACAGACGGTCCGGCAATCACCTTTGTGACTTCGTACTGGGATTTATTGCAGAAACTGCAATAAACCGTCTTCTCGCCTGAAGTCCATGTTTTACTGGTTTCGCCAAACATCAGTTGTTTGAGGTCTTTTTCACGACGAAGAACTATCTGTCCACATTCAGCTATTTTTTGGATGTTGACATTTTCTTCTTTCGCCAGCGCTTCCATCCGCTCAATCAGTCGCTGCGCTTTTTCTCTGTCAATGTGTTGCATTGTGTCCCCTTGTTTATGCTCCCGGGTTAAAGTCATCAGGGCGGATACGCCCTGATGTTGTGTTATTCGGGAAATAACGCCCGGATATTTCCGGCCATCTGACTGGTTATCTGTGCGGTTGATACTGGCTGTGACGCGGGGCGTTCTGTCCTGATTTGTGTCACTGATAACGCCTCATCATCAGCCCATGCAGCCAGTCGGTAAGCCTCTGCCGGATTCATTTTCAGTAGTGCCAGCCCGGCCAGAAAAGCCACGCGTTGGCCGCTTTTGCGGGCTTCTGGTGTAAGGCTGTCCAGCCAGGCGCATGCTTCGCCTTCGTTCTTGACGACGGCGGGCTTCAGATAGAAACTTATCCGTCTGGTTGGAGTCGTCATTGGTTTACTCCTTGTCCATTGCGTACAGCCCATTAACCAGAGCAAACTGTGGCACCCCGTCCGCGATGAAAGTCGCATTAACTCCGCAGGCTTCGCGGATAGCGGGTGCCACAATCTCCGCCCCTCCACCGACAACCATCACCTGCCCGTAACCCGAAAAACCCGCCAGCGCGCGGATCACGCGTTGTTTCAGTGTTTCTTCCTTTTCACGAATTACCGCCATCAGGCTGTCGTAATGCGCGTCATTGTGGATGTGCTGGCGCAGCCAGACTTCATCGTGGCGATGTTCGATGATGGTATTGGCGATATGGTGACTGGTACGCATACCGTTAGTGGCCATCACCGACAGTACGGCATCGGCTATCAGGGAAACGCCTACGTGTGGATCGCAAAACACCTGGCTGATACCTGCCAGTTGTCCCTGAACCTTTGCCACATCCAGCGTGGTTCCGCCTAAATCCACAATCAGCAGGGATTCAAACGGACTCATGTCAGCCAGTGCCTTAAAGCCAGCCGGAATGGATTCAGGCATAACCCGTACGTTGCGGATAGTGAATGCTTCGCCGTTCTGGTATTCCACCGGGCGCATAACGTTCGCTTTTTTGCGGTTGATGTTGGCCATGTCCGGTTGTGCGTTTGTGTCGAAATACTCGCTCAGTGGAAGGGTGACAACCACATCCACCTCCTGTGGTGTGATGCCTGATTTGACCAGCGCGTGATGAATGGCAATGACATTCACATCGCTGTACTGGTATTGCGTGTCGGTCGTCTGGACAAAGCGATCGCTAACCGGATCAAAACCATAGCGCACGCCATCAAGCATGTAGTTCGCGGGCTGCGTGCCACCGAACGGCGCAGACCATTCCGACTTGAAGCTGTTCGGGCTGATGGCGTTGCGGCGTTCGCCGTTCTCAGTCCATGCCAGCTTGATGTTGGTGGAGCCGTCGTCGATACAAATTTTCATGTCGTTTTTCCTTATGTTGATTAATTAATCGTTTACGGGATTCTGAAATCCCGTTTTTGCCTGTTTTATGCGCGCTTCATATATCGCGGCGCGTTTTTTGCTCATTTACGGGATTTGTGAATCCCGTTTCTGTCTGTTTTTTCGCCTTCGTGTTGGCGTTAATTCTTTTCATTCGTTGCCCCCTCAACTGCCAGCTGTCTGATGCGTTCGTTGCAGTAGTTCGGCCTTTCGCCATGCGGCAGCGATGCTGCTGCGGAATTTCACCGCCTTCTTTTCCTGCAATTCCTGTCTGTAGCAATCAATGACAGCACTTGCGCTGGCGGGTAATTGCGGGGGCGCGGGCGGGGTAGCAAGCTGCGGACGGGCGGGTACCCCGTCGTGACTGGATTCAGGCCAGCGAAGAACCACCACATAAGCGCCGCGAACGGCGGGGGAAACGAGCTCAACCCCGGCAACCTCAACCAGAAACGACTGCGCGACAGTCCCCAGAAAAAGCCACTCGACTTTGATAATGTCGCCGACCTCAGGTGCGCGGCGGCAGCCCGTAAGCTCCAGTTGCGTGACAGCGCCCCCGAAAACCCGGCAACAGTCGGGATTGTCGAGCGAGAGCAAAAACGACGGCGTGGCGCTGGTACTCACAGCGACCTCCGTGCCAGCGCCCATTTCAGTCGTCTGGTGTATTCGGAAACCTTCGAAACAACCAGCGACGGCGACGCGTTCGCGCGCGTGACCACCAGTCTGTTACATGATGTGTCCCAGCGGGCGACAACACCGTCGGTTGAGCGCACTACGCCACCCGCAAGAACGGATTTTGCGAGGTGGCGGGACACGGTAAAGCCGAGTCGCTCCAGCGGCCCGATGATTTGGTTAAGACTGGCGCTATCTTCTTCTGTCTGTGATGGTGATTCCGGCGCTTTTTTCACCGTTTCCGGCGGTGATTCCGGTGGTGTTTTGTCGGAATGCTCGCCTTCATGCTCACCACTGCTTCGTCTGTGCGTACAGTTATTGACAGAACTCCAAGGGGCCGCGTCGCGGCCTTCTGTTTGTTCTTTGTCATTGTTTTTGCTGACTTTTGGCACAATTTTGTAAGTGTTAAGGCGAGTGAAAATCATGTCTTCCGGCGGCATTGTCATGTCGCGGACTCCTGCAATTTTGCAAACTGTGTCGCCGTAGGCGTTGGCATCCTCCTGTCTGTCATAGGCGAGACGAACCACCAGTTCGCAACGCTCCACAAAAGGCCCACCCTGAAGCATGGTGTACGCCTGCCAGTCCCCCTCATCTGCTGCGGCGCGAATGCCTTCAATCTGTGGATGCAGTACCAGTTCACACCCCCCCAGTCGGCGCAGTTCACGCCAGACCGAAACAGGTGCGCCCCCAATCTGCTGGAACTGACGAATACGCCAGCGCGAAGCCCATGCCCTGACGCGTCGCGCTTCGTCTTTCAGGGATTTTCCTGTTTCGCGGTCGGCTTCGCCATCCAGCCCGTAGCCATCGATGTTTTTGGAGATGTATTTGACGATGTAGCCAATTGCGCGGCCGCGCGTTTTGTCCTCTTCGACCGCTTCAAAGCGGTACTTGTCAGCACCCGACTCACCACCGTCTTCCGCCAGCGCATACTCCCGGAATATGCGTGTGGCCTCTTCGGTGTCGTCCGGGTGGAACCAGAGAACGAGATGCCAGTGCGGCGTTCCGTCGTGGTGAGGCTCAGCGGTGCGAATGCCAAAGGTGCGGATGCCTTTACGCCGCCACGCGGCGCGAACGCGGCTCCAGACCTTACAGAGATATTTCTGCGTGGCACGCGGACTGGCCCCGTTGTATTTGTCGTTCCGTTTTCCGTCTTTGACGCGCATTGAGTGATACGAGGAAGGGGCGGTCAGTGTGTAAAACATGGCGACGTAACCCATCTCGTCAGCGGTCGCCTGAAAGCCAGCCGCACGAACGGTGAGTTCATGACGGGCTATTTTCGGGTTAGCAACGCTGCCCAGCACCTTGTCGAGCAGCGGCATACGCTCGCCCGTATCCTCGTTTTCCAGGTCCATTGCCGACATCCATTCAAGGTTTGCCTTGCGTTGCGCACGCCACGATGCGAGACACTCGTCAGAGCATTTTGCGCCTGCGTATTTGCTCACGTGCCCCGTGGCAATCAACAGATGTTCGCGCCAGCATTCGTGGATTCGCCGGATTTTTCCCAGCCACCACTTCTGCGACTGGAGGCGGGAAACACAGCGGAGTGCATCATCCGGTGTCAGACTTTCACCCTGATAATGCCGCCAACCGGGGATGAAGATGTTCAGAAAAGTCGCGCGGCTTGCAATATAGCCGTATGCGTCCACCACGGATGATTCCAGATCGCCCGTGAGCGCGTACTGGTCATCAAACCGGCGTGTGAATTCCGATGTCATGACGGAGGCCAGCAACCAGGCGAGGTGGCGCATTTTCTTCCTGTCCGCCCACGGCAGGCGGTGAAACGCGTCGCGCAAAGGGAGCAGCATGTCGGGCCACGGTGTCTGCGGTTCGTACTGTTCATTTACCACATCCACGCGGCGCAGAACGTGCTTCTCGAACGTTCCGCAAAGCCAGTGGTAAGCGCGTTCCGGCGTTTCTCTGTCCATCTTTTCCAGTTTTCTGGAGAAGGTGGTGCGGATGAATGAAGGCAGCGTGGCCAGACGGCGACGCAGCCACTCCTCATGTTTCCGGCGGCGGATGATTTCCTGTCGTTCGCGCTCCAGAAGCCCCTTCTGATACTCGCGGCAGACTGCGCGGAGGTCGCTCATATCCAGCACGCGGCGTTCGCCGTCCGGTGTCAGGTAGGCGAATGCTGTGTTGCTTGTGGTTTCGGTGGTTTCATGCACGGCAGAGACGGCAGCGTCGGGCGTGATGCCGTTTGCTGTTGCCACGTCCCAGTCCGGCGCGTTCCACGGGTATGAGTGAGAGGTACTCATCACAAACTCCGTCAAAGTACAGATGTGCGAAGGCCTCCCGCCGCAAGGTGCAGGAAAGGCCCGGAACAGGAATTAATGGAGTTGGTTTTGCTGCTGGATGAGCTGCTGAAGCTCGCGCAGATCATCCGCCAGATAGCTGAAAACAGAGGCGGAATAAATGTTTGATAGTGCGTGGCTGCGCTCATGCAGCATATTGATGTGCATGATTTGCGCGACGCGTGATGCGCGGGAAAGTCTGCGGTTGATTTCAGTCTGGATGTGACGACGCTCCGCGATAGCGCGGTGCTGTTTGCGGTTTGCCATGGTGTGGCCTCTTTGCTAGTAAGTTTTGAAAACTCACCATCCAGAGCTGCGAAACTGTGGGTGGCGAGACGTACGAGGTTCGCAGTACCGGCTAGCAAAGAACCCGGCCCGACCGAAGTCGGCCCCGTACGCCCCGCCATAATTCGTGTGCGAAAAAGACGTGGCAATACAGTACGCACAAAAAAACCGCTGGCGCGGTTGTGCGCTTTGCTAGTCAGCAGGCTGCGAAACCCGGCACCCGTTTTATGAGGTGCAGCGGAAATGTAACCTGACTGATTGCGGCATGGCAAGCGGTTTTTTTGTGAGAACGGCATACTAAAAAATCCTGATGCTGCTCCGGCCAGCGGTTTCCACTGGCCGGGTTTAATTACTTCACCGGAACAAACGGAACAGCGGTATTACTGGTCATGTATTGCGGCAGCGTGCCGTTCCATTTGTTGATAGCTTCCAGCTCCATAACGCCGGGGTTCTGGCGCAGAGCTTCACCGCGCAAACGAATGGCGTCGGCTTCAGCCTGGGCTTTTGTGCGAATGGCATCAGCCTGTCCGGCTGCTTCTGCGCGTAGCATGTTGGCTTCTGCTTCGCGCTGCTTGACTTCCTGTTCGCGTTGCAGAGTTTTCTGGTTTGCCGTGACTTTGGCATTAATGCTGTCGATAACGGTTGGTGGGTATTCCGGTTTACCGACATAAGAGAGGCTCATTACCTGAATGCCGATAGGTGTCATTTCTGCCTGAATGTCTTTAAGTGCTGAATCCAGCAGTTCAGACTTGCCACCGTCGATAAACTTATCGGTGGTCATTTTGCTGGCCAGTCGGTTGAGTGCATCGGCGATCTTCTGGCGCAGGTCAGTGTCGGTAATGTCATCCACGCCTTTGCGGTAGGTCTGAAACACTGTGGTCACTTTGGATGGATCAACCTTGTAGGCCACGCCGATGTGATAGCCGATGGTTGTGCCATCGCTCATCTGGAAACTGAACGGCTCATCGTAGGTCTTCATTTGTTTGAAGGTCGGGAAGATGTAAACCTCGGTATTCCAGCCAGTCCAGTAGCGGCCAACGCCAACCACTTCGCCGACGCCTTTGTCGTCGCCCAGCTTGTTGACTTTGATGCCCACATTACCTGGCTCAACGCGATCGCAACCAACCAACAGGATGGCCGCAAAAAGCGGGATAATCTGAAAGAGTTTGAGTTTCTTCATTGTTTGATTTCCTTGATGTACTTACTGAAAAGGCGAACAACGCCTGCCGGGTACAGCATGGCAATGAAAATGCCCAGCAATACCAGGAAGGAGCTGTCTGATGAAATCATTCGGGGGAGTAGTCCTGCATACAGAATGAGAGAGACGAGGACGCATACCAGCGCCCACATGTATGCGCGAAACCAGGTCTTTTTGTTCATGTTGATTGCTCTCTTTTGTTATTCAGGAAAAAGTCAAAAACGTTATCGATGCGCATCATGAGTTCGCGCTGCATCGCTTCTGGTGTTTCCGGTTCGCCAGGCGACCCCAGCGTTGCGCAGAAATCAGCGATCTCGTGTTGAATGAGTTCTTTCAGCGTCGGTAAGGAATTCATGTGTGTGCGGCGATGCCTGCGTGTGATTCGCCTTCTGTTCATTTACGCTGCTCCTGTACCTGTCGGATAAGGTTTACCCGCGCCACATTAGTGGCGCAGAAATAAGTGCCGTCAGTGAGGTAGATGTGGTGTGCATCCTTTTCCGAACGATGTTTGTCGATAGTGGTAATCAGGCGTTCGTCGACCTCGTATTCGCGCCCTCTGGAGGTAAAGCGAACGACGGGAAAATGCTTAATTGCCATTGCCCCCCCTTTTTTTTGTCCAATAACCCTATGCGTTAAATACGGCACGTTGCGCGTCATCAATGAATACAGCTTGAGAGCGTTCTATCAGGCGGAGATTTGTCAGAAGCTCTGACTCTTTTGTGTGGTAAGGCGTTATCAGGTATTTGCCGTGCAGTTCGGCAATAATGGTGTATTGCAGCATCATTGCTGAACCAAGAATATAAATGCAGCGTCCAATGCTGGACGGATTCATGGTTGCAACTGTTGACGGTGTTTTAAGAGTGTCGATTTCTTTGCTCTGTTCCTCAATAACTTTGGCTGCTTCAGAGGTGGCTATTGCGATGGTCAGTGCGTAAAGCGCTACCATATGTTGATTATCTTTCTGGGCTGCCCTGGACAGCTTGTCTTGCTCTGCTGACACTATTTTTAATGTATTGATAATATTTTTTTCTTTTGCGTTCATTTTATATCTCCGTTATTTACGTGTGCGAATACCTCCGTTAATACGGATGGTTTTCACGTTTTCTTATTTAATTTGATGTTTTATTTGTATCGTTATTCATCAGAGAAAAAACGCTCGATCTTTTTCACTGAATGAATAATTCGCATAATTCCAATGGCACAGGCCACCGAAATAATCAGAACAAGCCATGAGATAAATATACTCATGCGATATTCCCCAGCTTATACGGTTCAATGTGTTCCCCGCATTCTGCGGCACAGATCAGCTCGGAAAGTTCGTTAAGTGCATCCAGATCATCAGCGTAAAAAGCCACGTCATACAGACTTCGGATTGCTCTGGTCAATGAGTCACGGGCCGCACGTTCAGCATGAGCGCCTGATGCACTTAAGCGAAAATAAAAACGCTCAAGTGCTTTGTTAATGAGAGTTTTATATTCTTTGCCCATCACAACGCCCTTTAATCTGCTTTCTGTATTTCAGCTTCTGAATCCATGCAAATAATTTCGATATAGGGTTCATCGCCATTAACCTGGCGTGCCTTTTCAGCTTCGCTAATGATTTCGCGTACGGTGTGGTACGGAAGCTCCACAAACAATCGCGTGCCGTTCAGATAAAGGTAAGTGGCCACGTCTTTTTCTGCCGGGACTACAGCATCAATAGCTGATGCGCGTAACAACAACTCACCGCGAAAATCAATAAAACGGATAAATACACCTTGTGCATGCTCTTTGGTCATAACGCACCTGTTATAAATCAGTCTGTTTAATAAAACTTTGCCCACGAAGCAGACGATCAACCGTGCGTAATGCTTCGTATAATGTGAAATCCTGCCCGAACTGATTGTCGCCGCTGCTTAGTGCAAAAATGCGGTTTCCGGTAAACGGATTGCGTGGGCATTTGTGGACCACGATTCCAGCTTTCTCAATCAGCCAGGCATGCTCGCCGATTTGTTTTACTGGGTAGCCATCCGGCGTTGCGTGTGTATCACTCAGGCTGTAGCGGATGTTGCTGCGTGATGCACTGGTAGCGAAACGGTTAGCGTGGCGTTCAGCACCATTACGAAAGCGTGAATTACGTTGCTGTTTCATATCAAAACTCCCTGCATCTCATGCAGCAAAATTAAGGAAGCCTAATCCCAAATCTTCCGCCAGCTTCTTGGCTTTATTAAGCCAGTGGTTGCGCCAATCTTTACGCTCAGGAGGAAGCTGTTTCGTTGCGTCATAGACCATTTCGAGCCACTCGTTCCATAGGATGAGAAGGCGGCGTGAACTTCCTTCCTCGCCTAAAACTTCACGCTCAGTGGCCAGAGGGATAAGTCGACGTTCCACCAACTTTCTTACGGCTGATTCGGTCTTGCCCGTGCGGCGAGCAAATTCATCGACGGTGATGGGGTCTGGGATCTTAAACAATGCCCTCAATAGTTCTTCATTCATGTGATAATCTCCCTGTTTGGGGTATAGGTGAGATATTTACCCCATAGTTCAACTCATTGTTTGCATAATGCACTACATATTTGGAGAATGCAATATGATTTTGGAGATTGGTGAAAAACTAAAACTAATGCGTGAAAGTGAGCGCATTACAAGTCGCAATGAGGCTGCGGAGTTAATAGGTATTCCGCATAACGCGCTATGGCGTTATGAGACTGGCGAATCCATACCCAAAGGGGATGTAATGATGAAAATCTTAAATTGCCCGCGGTTCGAAAAATATGCCTTGTGGTTTATGACTGGAAAAATTGCGCCTGAATCCGGGCAGATAGCTCCGGCTCTCGCACACTATGGGCAAGAGCCAACGGATTTACCCCCATCCGAAAGGAAAATTGGTTAACCCTTTATTATTCTTACGTTTTACAAACTGGAAATGTCTTTCCTCGTTTCACCGGAGGGCTTGCCAATGGCAATTAAAGCACTCGATGGTGGACGGTATAAAGTGGATGTTAGACCGCGTGGCCGAAGTGGACGTCGGATTCAGCGGATTTTTAAGAAAAAGGCAGATGCAGTGGCCTTTGAGCGCTATGTTCTCAGCCACATGCACGATAAGGAATGGCTTGAAAAGCCAACAGAGCAACGTCATCTCTCAGATCTGCTTCCGTTATGGTGGGAATTGGGTGGACGCAATAAGCCATATGCTAACGGCGTTCTAACCAGATTGAAAAAAATCATCAAAGAAATGAATGATCCAAGGGTTAGCCAGATTAATGCTCGTTTCATGGCAGCTTATCGAAGCTCCCGTTTATCCTTGGGAGTAAAAGAGTCTACTGTTCGGCGTGATGAGTCGGATCTCGGAGGAATGTTTACACTCCTGGCAAATGCCGGAGAATTTCACGGAGAAAATCCACTCCGCGCCCTCCCCTCTTTGAAACGAAAATCACCCGAAATGACGTACCTCACTACGGAAGAAATCGCCAAATTGCTGGATGCAGTAAGCGGTGATGCTCGGCGAATTACGCTACTTTGTCTCAGTACTGGGGCGAGATGGGGAGAAGCGAAAAATCTGCGCGCGGAACATATCATCAATAATCGCGTGACGTTTAACAAAACTAAAAACGGAAAAGTTCGAATTATTCCTGTCTCTGATGAAGTTGTTAGTGAGATCAAAACAAAGAAATCCGGCCTTTTGTTTGACGTCAATTATGAGGAATATCGCAAGGTGCTTCGCAGTGTTAAACCAGACCTACCAAAAGGACAGGCTGTACATGTTCTACGCCATACCTTTGCTGCTCACTTTATGATTAATGGAGGAAATATACTTACGCTCCAGCGAATTATGGGGCACGCCACGATCCAGCAAACTATGACCTATGCGCACCTCGCTCCTGATTTCCTCCAGGATGCAATTTCACTTAATCCGTTAAAAGGAGGCATCCACATTTCATCCACATAA